ACCAGTTGCACTTTGTAATCTAACAGTGTCTGATGCTCTGATATATAAGTTACCTGTTCCAGTGTCATCTATGTAACTATTAGCTCCGTTGTGATAAATCTGCAAGTCAGACCCAGCACCGAAAATGGCTTTTGAGCTATCCGCAAAAGTAATGTCATCTGCTGCCGAAACGGATATATCGGTACCGCCCGTAGTGTTTCCATTAGCTAATATTTCAGCAAGTGTATCTACGGTGCCAACCTGACTGTCTACATACGCTTTAATAGATTGTTGCGTAGCCAGCGCAGTGGCGCTGTCAGAGCCCATATTGTCTTCATCAAGTATTGAGGTAACCGATACAGAACCCAACCGAAGGCTATCAAAATAAGCGTTGTTAAAAACATTAGCGGCAACAGCACCAGCCCCAGCACCGTCGAAATAGACAACGGCAGTTGTTCCTGAAGGTATCTCATAGTCGTTCGACGCATTGTAAGTCCCTTGAAAAACTAAAATGCTTCGGCTTCCCGAAAGATTATTCCTGATATAAACAATCTTTTCCGCATCGTTAGGCGTTAATTGAACAAAAGCGCTTGAACCCAGATCCCCACCATCATTAAAAATAATAAAACGATTTCGACCATTTGAAGCCGTACCGTCTTGAATATCAAGTGTATTTGGTGAGCCTGAAGTTCCTGCGCTAGGCAAAGTAATGCTAACTTGCCCATCCAAAGAAACGTCTATTAAGCTTAAGTTAGTATTAGTAGTATCGCCCCACGTTCCCGACTGTTCACCAGTCGCAATTAGCTCGATACCGTTATTTAAAGTATATGTACTTGGCATAATTTAATCCTATACAACAATTCATAAGTCTCCACAGACTATAACGGTTACTCGATAAAACCTATGCAGCTATTCTATCCCAATTAGGGGATTGATTGGGCTCTATCGAACTATAACTTGAATTTTGATCTGGCACAATATTCCCCCAAACCAATACTTGACCCACCGAAGCCGTGGCTGAAATTCCAAAAACTTGAGCATTTGCATCCGCAGCAACAATCACGGAACCTATACCAGAGGTGGCTGAAACCCCGGTTACGTTTACCACACCTTCTGCCGCTACGGTTACCGAACCAACAGCAGAAGTAGCTTCAAGACCCGAGGCTGGTACATTAGCGTCACCAATTACCGTTACCCCAGATAACGCCGAGGTCGCTTCTAATCCAGTAACTACAGCAGAAGCCCCCGCCGCTACCGTTACCGAACCAACCGCAGAAGTAGCAGATAACCCGGTTACAGGTACATTTGAAGCCCCTGTAATCGCTACAGACCCTACTTCAGCGCTGGCCGAAACACCATCCACATATACCGCGATAAAAGGTGAGCCCCATTTGCCCTCACCCCATGTGGCTCGACCCCACCCTTCATATGTGGTTGACGAAGCCATCTTTTATCCTTTAAGCGATTCTTATAATTGCATTACTTGAATCGGCAGTAGGAAAGACAACTGTAAAATCACCCGCAGTAGACGTTTTGTCTGATCCAAAATCTAAAACAACCACTGAGGGGTTAGTTAAAGAAATAGACGTTGTATTAGGCGTAGTATTGTAAATTAACGCGCCTCTAGCGGTAATTGTAGCAGTTGAAAACGTTAAATCTGCAAAGTCTGTGAAAGCTGTCGTACCGCTGGATGTTGGATCAACGTTAGTTAAAGCTGATCCTCCCGCAGAATAACCCGTTCCACTAGCTTCGTTAGTAGCTGAATAAGCTGTTGTACTAGCGTCAAGCGTAGCTGCGGATGTATACAGTGCTAACTTAAAAGTATCCCCTGTCGAGGAATCAAAGTCGTGTGCACCAAACATAAGTTCCTTTTTAAAGGAAGTGCACATATAGTTACCAGAAAAAGCCATATCAAATTCTCCTTATCATTTCAGCCAAATCTTTATGCCCAGCATCACATAAAGCATTATAAACCGTTGTTCTGTCACTTCTAATAACTTCTCTCATATAAAAAGTCAAAACTTGAACTAAATTCGTTTTAAAAGCTCTGGCCTGATCCCTAATAACAGGATCTGCTGTATCTGAAATAGAAATTATTTTATCCGCGCAGCGTTTTGCTACCTCTTCTGGGGTAAAACCACGGTTTTCTGTCGTTTTTACATCTACTTTAAAAGTAGGCGTAATGTTTAAATCTAATGCGGGAGTGTTCATTGTTTCGGCCTAATAACTTTACCAACTCTATATTCATCGGTAACTTCTTTAGCTTCACCCAACATTTTCATACCTACAAGCGCTTCACCAAACCTTTTTTCATACAAAGCTACTAAATCTTGCTCACCTTTCATATAAGTATACGCTTCTAACAAGCTCCCATAAAGCATAGCAATTTGAGCATTTTCACTTAGCCAAGTTGTTCCGCTATCCGACCCCGCTGTTAAACTAGCCGGTCTGTAGAAGTAATGAAGCTCAACGGAATAATCACTATCCGGAGTAGGACCTATGACAAAATGATCTAAATCAAACACTGCATAATACCTGGGATTTCCAGTCGTTGCCCCATCTGGATTAAATGTTTGGACAAAATCAGCATCTTTAAACTCTAAAAAAACGTGATCGCTGCTCGCGTTTATAAAAGATAAAGAAAAAGGCGCTAAAAAATCACTAGGCGCAGTTAAATACTTATTAGCATTTGTAAAATTTCCACTTACATTTTTTCTAAATAAGCTAAGTTGTACGTTTTTTAAGATGCGCTCTTCAGCTTGTTGAATAAAGATAGGCAAATTATTAACAAACGAGGTCTCATCGTTTTCGGTGTAATCCTGGATTGCCGTTTTTAATTGTGAATATGTAAAACTCATGACGTGCTCACCGTAACAGTACCCACCTGGCCGAATCCGGTGGCAGGTCTTAAATTTGGATTTTCTACAGTAGGCAGCCCTACATAAATATCTAAAGGCTCCACCCGATCTGGACGTGCGTTTTGCAAAGCTTGAGGATCGGATACTTTTCTAAACGGACCTAGCTGCGGGTGTTTTGGTTCGTATTGATCCGGCCCTACAAGTAAGCCGTTCCATTCACGACGCATAACTTTATACGGATACCTAAACCCGGATCTATCGCAGATAGCATAAGAATCTTTACCTGATGCAAACTTAGCCATTATCCCGACCTGTAGTAACTAAACTTTGGAACTACGTTAAAAGAGGCTCTATCTCGATCTTCTTCAGCGGCCCTTTGAAACTCTTCTTCATAAATAGTTTTTAACATAGGAGTCATCTTAGGGTTTTTCTTCAAAGATAAATAATACGCCAGACCCGCCGCTAAACAAGGATAAAACCTAAAAGGAAGATCCATTGTGTTAGTAAAAGTGTCTGCGTCATCCATTCGAGTCAAAGCATCATAGTACACAGTGTACGAAGTAGAGCTGTCAGGGACAGGCCATACTTTTAAGTTAGGCGTAAGCTGCCTATCCAAAAAGAATTGATTAGGTCTACCCGATGTTGTTTTGGTGGGTATAGTTAAATATTCATCTCGGCTTAATCGCTCTAATGAATAGTCGGTACCCGAAACTCTGACCACTACAGACAGAACATCTATTACATCAGCAGATAAATCATATTCGCCATCATTGGCGACAAGCGTCAAAGACCGCTGTTTAATCGTCCATTGATTTAACCCACGATTAGCCCAATCAGCAAGCATAAGATTAAGAGACCTTTTAGCCGTTTTTAGGTCGTAACCGGTCCGGACTTCTAAGCCACAACGCTCAAAAGCCTCTTCGATGTAATCTGCTACATCTAACTCAAAATCTTTGCTTCCTGAAGTAGCCATAATTAAGTTGCCTTAACTAATTTGTAGCCTTTTTCTTTAGCCTTTGCGCGAAGCTCTGCAACGCTCATGCCGTTAGTAGCCTCACCACCTTTTTTCATTTTCTTAACCATACCGCCGCCGCGCATTTTCTTAACCATACCGCCGCCGCGCATTTTCTTAGGTGACATCGCCATTTTTTAATCTCCTGTAAAGTTCTTCCCTACGTTTGAAAATATGAGAAGCATTATACTCCTCATCATATCTATCATAATACCCGTTTTTCTTGATTTTGTACGCAGACTCTTGCAATTTAGACAGTCTTTGAACAAAAACCATTGCATAATTTACTTCAGTCAACGGTTCAAAATCAGCTTCTTCCGAAAACTCTGGGGCTTCATCATAAGGATGAAATCCCATAACCCACATATCTCTATCTATAAAAAAACCTTTTGAAATTGCAGTGTTTACCTCGTCTAAAAACGCATGAAATTTGTCAGGGTCCTCATCAAACGTAAAATCAACCAGTATGGCTAGGTCGTGCGTGTCTGTCCACTGCGACAAAGCCGTGTATAAATCTTGATAGCTGTCTTCGTTTTTAAACAAAAAAGCTACTTTATCATCTAACCAGGCCCCTCTAGCAAAAGGGCATGGCGCTAAATTATTAAAAAATTTATTAGGTTTTTCTAATATCTTTTCAGACCAAGACCTAATTTCATCTACCACTGCCTTTTCTACAGGATCTCCAATAAAAAACGTCATACTCTTTTAGAAACCGCGCCAGTAGTGTATTTTTTTCTGTCAGGCAAAATTTTACCGCAACCTATAGCAACAACCCCACCGTTTTCCATTTTTCTAACTTTAGCTTTTTCTGTATTAGAAACAACTTGTTTACCTTTGGAACCTTCTCGTTTCTTTTTACGGGCCGTTGAAGCTCTTTCTGATTTACTTAAACTCTGCGCTTTAGCTCTAGGTAAACATCTGTCTGGGTTTCTTTTATTTTTTGAAGTGCCACAAGCCCCTGCAATGTTACCTGAGCTATCTATGCGGACCCATTCCTCATCTACCCAATCTTGCAACTTACCCATTATTTGCCTTTTCGCTTTCCGCCTTTAGACTTTTTAGCGTAATTAGGGTCTTTACAGTATTTTGAAGCAGCTAAATTAGCGTAAGCGCTAGGATAAGTATCAAAAGTTCTTTTTGCCCAAGCTTTTCCCTCTGGGCAGATTTTGCTACCTTTTGACTTACTAGAAACCGCACCGCCTTTTCTATAATAAGTGACTTCGCAAGGAGAAGGTTTGGGGCCTGTTTTTACCCTAGATCCCATTCTATCCGCCCCAAAGTCGTTGTATCCAAGGAGATGCCATAATAGCTATGATTAAAGCCCACATCATTTTACGCAACCATTTTAATTCTTCTTTATGGTCGTCTAAACGATCTTCAATGCGTTGATATCGAAGATCACACTTTTCTTCGTGGTGGGCTAGTTTAGCTAAAACTTCCTCTGGGCTCATATCATCACCATGCTTTACATGACCAGTATCTAGCTGAAAATTTATCTTTCGCGGTGTCACAACTGTGCCGCGCCCTAAAATTTTTTCTACGCCCCGGTTGGTCTTTTTTAATTGACATGTTTGGATCGCCAAACCGAACCAATTTAATTTGGTCACCTTTTTTAGCTAACACCGCACTTTTCTTAGATTTACCTGGGGTTCTTTTTGGCTTGTTAAAACCGGCAAAAGTTTCCCCCCGATATTTTATTCTTCCGGAAGGCGTTCTGGTCACGTCCTTAGTCATAGCCATTACAGATTACCCCCGCCATCAAATTGTCCACGGGCGAATTGAAACTCAAACGGATCGGAAGTTCCTACACGAGATATAGAACTAACTTCACGAGCCATAAGATATCCTTTAACTATAAAACACTGTCACAGCGGTACACGCGGTAAACGCAGATACGTATATATCTGATACGCGAATGCCCTCTGATGGAATGTTTACTGAGTGTGAATCAGATGCAAGAAAGTCCAGATCAAGAACGGTAGCGCCGCCATTACCGTCGGTAATGGTTAGGCGCGGAGTTCCTGTCGTGGTCAAAACCTGTATCTGACGAATTCGCGCAGGACCAACACCAGCCGAACCAGTGGCAGTCAAACGCTTTGCTTTTACATCAGAACCAGCCATTTAGACCTCCTATTATTGATCTGCAAAAGCGGGAGCAGTTGCTGAGGTAACATTACCAAAAATTTGATAATTAGTTGTGTCCTTACCAACAATAGTTATATCAAAAGCCTGTGGTACATTTATTTGAATACTGCTGTTTGAGTTACCATCAGAAAACACAGAACTGATTGCATTATCTGAATCAAGGAAGGTAACCCCGCCAATATAAAAATTTGTATTGCCCGGAGTAACGATAATCGCATCTGTTGCATCTGCGGCTCCTCCAGCATAAACAAATCTAAATACCGCTCCCGCTATTGGTGCCGGAAGAGTGTATGTATTGTCTTGCCCACCATCAGGAACAAGTAAAACCCTGCCGCTGTGTGTAGCATTAGTAAGAGTTACATCCGCATCCGCTAAAGAAACGGGAGCTCCTCCATAAGTAGTAATGTCTGTGATTGCGCCAGTAGTGGCGTTTTTAGATACAGATACAAATCCGTTTTCGGATCGTACTGGTCCAGAAAAAGTAGTATTAGCCATTTTTATCTCCTGTCTTGGCAAGTGTCAGTCGCACCATGCGAACTGTCAGGGTACCTATAGCATACAAAAAATTTAAACAAAAAGAAAGGGATAGTTTTACCTATCCCTTTCCCAACCTTTAATATAAAATTTTGTCTTATATTACAATGGTTTATGCAGCACCTGGAGTACCAAAAACAGAACGCCAGTCAGAAACACCAAAGCTGTAACGCTCTCGTGCCTTGAATCGCATGTTTCCAGTATCAAAATCTCCTTCCATTGCCGTTTTAATTGGCGAACGGTTGAAGTATTTGAATCCGTTAGGTGCGTCTGTCTTAATGAAGAATGCGTCTGTATCCGTTAGGAAGTGGTTAACCACTGCGCCATCAGGAATCATACCCATAGACTTCATTGCGTTGTTGTCGTTGTCAGCAGTTCCTGAACGTAGATTTGAGTTAATAACCCGCTCTGCAATAAATTGCAGTTCTTTAGGGATAATCAACTTTGTTCCACGAACAGCGATCTTTAGACCACGCTCATCGGTAAGACCTGCAATGTCAATAAGCATCTGCTCAAGAGAGGTCTCGTTGAGGTCAGCTGCTACAGTCAATACGTTACGCTGGTTTCCAGACAAGCTAGGGTGAGCGGATGAGCAAAGAGCTGCACCATCACCGACAGGGAAGCTAGTATTGAACGCATTGTTCAAAATAGATGCTGCCTTGATCTGCTTTGTTTGGGCCATTGAACGTGCAAGAGCCTTTGTATATCGAGATGCAAGACGATCATAAAGGTTATCTTCGATAGCCTCTTCTGTAATCGAGAATGCAAGTGCGATAGTTTCGTGTGTGTAACGAGCTGTAAATGTTTCCTGAGCATCGTCAAAACTGATGGCATTACCCTCATTTTTAACAGGTGCTGTGGAAAAACCAGCAAGCATTACTTCTTCTTCGAAAGCGCGGTCAGATGACTCCTCTTCAAAGATTTCAGCATGCTCATTTTCGTAACGGTTGTATTCGAGCCCGAACAAGGCATTAAGGCCGGGTTCTAGCTCTTTCGCCA